TTCTAGCTGGAAACCCTTTAGTGAGTATGGTGAGGATTCTCCGTTATCAACCACACGAAGTGCTACAGCAAAACCTGATCCTTCTACTGGCTGTCTTACAAGTGGATTAGATTGACCACCATAAGTAGCAGTTCCATATGTACCTGTGCCGTAGATAGCAACAACCTTTGTAGAGTCAAAAGGATATGCTGCAGGTCTTGGTGCGTCAGGTGATTCGTAATCGTACCTTAAAAATAAATCAGAGTTTACTATACCTGTTGGTGAGTAGTTAATAATAACTCTTTGAAAGTTTTTACGTATACCTGCGTCACCTGCAGTAAGGTCAGGACTACGATAACGTCCTATAACATTTGTACCATCAAACTTATTTGTTTTTTCTTGTCGATAGATATACCCATCATATCCACCATGAATAATAAACGTATCACCTTGAACACTTGCAGAGTCAGTGCTAGATGGTTGAATACCTTTTAGTTTAGCAAACTCATAACCTTGAGCTTTTCTTACTGCAATGACTCCAGATGTTTGTGCTTGTGTTTGACTATTAGGTTTAGAAAAGAAAATACGATACTGAGTTTTATCTGATATAACTAAACTATTAAAGTCATCAACGTCAGTCTCACCTTCAAATAATTCTTGGACGGGTCTACTAATCGTGCCAAGCTCAACGTCATTAATTTTAGCTGTACCAGCAACAGTCCTTAAACCATCTCTACCTAAGAAGATTATTTCACCAGCAACTTCTTGCACAGTAAAACCGTTAAGGCAACCAATGTCTCTTGTTACAGGTTGCATCACAAAGTCTGCAATAGTATTACCTACAAGTTTATAAATGCGTTCTTCTGCAAAGATATAAAGCTCATCACGAAAAGGGAACAGTGCAGTAATCTTACTGTCTACTCGTATTGAACCTGCACCATTAGCTGCACTAAAGTCATTATCTGTATATGGTGCAGTAAATACAACCTCTTCTGGTGAAGCTGACATACCAGCAAAGAACAAAGCATTTTTAAAATGTTTTACAAACTTAGGATTAGCTGGTGCACCTGTAGCACTAAGATCCGTTACAGTTGTGCCATCATACTTAGTAGCATTATTAGCACCGTCAGCCCATACAATAACTTCTGTACCAGCTAAGTTATATCTGTCAAAAGAATAACGTATGGCATTGGTTCTACCACTATCAATGCTTGTCCAAGAACCACTACCACTAGCTGCTTCATAAATACTTGTACCTCTAGCAGCAATAACTTTATTATTACCAGAAAAATATGCAGACATTAACACAGGCTCTGTAGCACTAGCTGTCTGTGGGACTATATTAGTATTCCACTTTTCAAATCCATTAATACGTCTGTAGCCACCTCCAGTGTCAGGTTCAAAGTTTTCTAACTCTAATGCCATCCCTGGTTCCATAGCAAAGGTAGAACGGTCAAGAACTAGACCACCCTGCAATGGAAAAACAAAAGGGTTTAAGCCTGATTCATCTGCCATCTATGCTACAAATCTTCCAATAGGTGTTCTTGTTACTACTGTAGAACGTAAGTAGTTTGTTCTATTGCTAAGTAAGCTTTGCATACTTTTAATGCCTTGTTCAAAGCGAGCAAAGTTTAATTGATATTCACCACCTTCACCACGGTACTGATAACCAAAAGCTGTGGCTCCATCTACAATAACTTGACGATATTGTTCAGGTATTGTAGGGGCATCTGTTGCTGCAGATAGTGCAGTTGTATATACATAGTATTCAAATTTTATAGAATATGCTTTATCTGGATAAGGGTATAAACCAAAATTATTATCTGGGGTTCTAAATACATGAGTAGGTACACCACCCATATCAGATCTGTCTTCCTGTTCTATATACCTATTTAAATAATCTTTATAGTCTAAAACAGTTAGTGACCTACCTTGAGCACCTAAAGAAGTATCTTCTACAACTCTAAAGGTGTCGTAGTCTACATGTTTAGATGTAGCAGGTATAGTGTAACGTGTTGTTCCAGCTACAAGTGTCTCTGTTTGTGTGGCATGATTATAAGGCCAACTAAATTCACGAGTATTAATATAGTTAATAGCATCGTTTACTGCATTCTTACACTGGGTTTGAAATCCACGAGAAGATGCAAAACCAGCTTCAGTTAAAGCTACCTCATTAAATCTAGCTAGAACTTCGTTTGTAAGACCTAAGTAATTATATGCCATTGTGTTCCCTTAAGATAGCCTAAAGGGGCCACTCGAAAGCAGCCCCTAAGGTTAGTTTAGTTACGCAAGCGTATCACGGTCTACTTCCGCAGCAGCTTTAGTAGCACCCATTGGGGCATATACTACAAAGAACTGGAAAGAACCTGCTGATGGAGCATTTGAACCTGCAAGCAATGCAGTAATGGTCGTGTCAGCAGTTGTGACATTTGTGATGCCGTTTACTGTGGTAGTAGTGGCACCTAATGTTTTAGCACCATTAATATCAGCAGTACCAAGCATATCAACGTCACCGCCTGTTACACCAAAACTTACTGCGTTAGCACCACCGACAGTGGCTGCAGCAGTACACTCAGAACCAGCAGCAAGAACCACACAATTGTTTGGAACTACACCGATTTCGTGAGTTGAGCTAGTGGTAAGATCACCGTGAGCAATCACGGCAGTCTCAATACGAACTGGAGATTGTAAAGCCATTGTTTAGTCCTCCCTTATGCCAAGTTGTATTTGGCGTTGACAAGAGCTTCTGGACGAAGGATCTTGCGGCCGTATAGATGCATACCACGAACAATGTCAGCAAAGCTGTCAGGGTCACGATAAGTTTCAGTCTTGTTGATTTGCTCAGCAGTTGCTACAGCAGAATCATGACCAGCTACGATAACACCGTAGTTAGCGTTTTGGTTTGCAGTACCTGTAGTACCTGAACCAGTACCAACTGAAGGCAGGTTGCTTGAAGTGTATACACGGAAACCGTGGAAGTTATTCAAGACCAGACCATTGCGTAGTCCACCTGATTCACCGAAGTCTGCGTTAAAGAGGCGTGAATCCTCGTCACGAAGTACTTCCATAAATACTGGATCAACTACCAGCCAGCGTCCTTGAGTATCAACTTGCTGTTGATCCAAGAGGCGAGCCATACGAGCAACAACCATTGCTGGTGAAGCTGTAGCAGTTGGAAGGGCAGTGGCACCGGGCAAACGAGCAGCTACTGGAATTGAGTGATCACCAGCTGAAGTCGTTGTAATGTTGCCAAAGTCACCTTTTTTCAGTTTCATGCTTGAAAGCAATTCATCTGAACCAGCAGTGGCTACTGCTTTAGTACCGTTTACTTGATCATTGACAGTATCGGCATCTGTGTGCAAAGCTGACTGCTTGTAACCAGCAAGGTAGCCAAGAACTTCTTGGTCATGCTGATCAGCCAAACGATAAGCTGCACGGTTAGTTGCAAGATCCATAAAGTTCACATGTGAGTGAGCTTCTTCGATATCATCAATTTTAAAGGCAAAGTAATTAGCTTTGTCTACAACCAATGAAAAATCTTCATCGTCAAGATCTTGTGCTGAGATATTAGTACCACGAGCATAGCTGCTCACAGAAATCTCAGGCTCTTTGATAATTTTAACTGTATCACCTTGGGCAGCAATCTCCCCAAAATAATCAGAGTTGGTGATGTCACCACATACAGTTGCTTTACGAAAAGCAAGCTGTACTTTTTTGGAGTAGATTACGGAACTAAAGTTACCGTTAGGTAAGTTACCGTATCCCCCTGCAGTTGTAAAAGCCATGATAAATCCTCCTGATAGTTGGCTTACTTAAAAGCTAATACCAATAAGAGGCTGATCGTTTTCTAGGGTGCGTAATACTAACAGTCGGCCAACCGTTAGATATACGGGCCTATACTTGAACAGGTAGTTCTTTATAGTTTAGACTTTATTGGAAATTAAGTTGAAACAAAAGGTAGTCATAAGAGGCTTTTGTTTCATACTCCCTAGTTATACTATTGATTTTTTATTTGTCAATAGTTTATCTGGCATTACCAGACACGTCATAGACAAATTTACCATTGCGCATTGCTTTGTTAATTTCGTCTGCACGTTCTTCAAATTCTTTGTCGGACATTTTAGCAACATCTGACTCACGAATCATCTCACTGGCATCAGCTACATCTACTTGAGTCTTACTACGTTTAGTAACTGTTGAAGCTGCTGCTTTTTTATTTGCTTTTTTATCTTTAAGAGTTAGACCTTTGTCTATCTTATAAAGATCAATAACACGTACTACTGAGTCTGGATCATCTGCATTTTCATAGAGTGCATCCTTAACCCACTTAGGTTGTGCATCTGCCCAATCATGAAACTCATCTGCCTCACGTAGCTTGTCAAAATCTGCATGAGACTCACGAATTTTATTTTCGGACTTTACTCTGTTAGCTTCTGAATGAGCTTCATCAAGTTCTTTCAGTCGAGTATCAGCTTTACTAAACATCTCCTGTGCTTTTTTAGTAGCGATGGTTTCTACTATGCCAGCTACATCAGGATACTTTGCTGCCCATTCTTCAATGTCCTCGTCAGACTTAGGTACAGTAACACTTGCTTTAGAAGATTGTAGGCTCTCTAACTTTTCGTCCCACTCTTTTTCTTTTTGCTGCATGTGGCGTCTTAGGTCGCCGTAGCGTTTCTTAAAAGACTTTTCTTCTGCAGATAACGTTTCTTCTTTAGCTTTTGTATTGGTCTCTGCTTCTTGGGCAGCTTCTTCAACTTCTTCTGCATCTACTGGGGTTTCTCCCCTTGCTTCAGCTTCAAGTTTTTCAATCTCCTTAGCTTCTTCTTCCATTCGTTGTTTACGCTTTGCGTTATTGTATCCACGATCAACGAATCCTGCAGTCTTTGGGGTTTCCACTTCTGCTAGTTCAGGCATTTTATTCTCCTTATGTTGGGGTCAGCCGTAGCCGAGTAGCCTTATTTTTTCTTTTTGGGTTTTTTCTTTTTAAGCATTAAGCCGCCTTCAGCTCTATTACCTCCTGCATAAACAGCACCCCCAGTAACACTACCTGAAAATTTACCACCTTCAGATTTTTTATCTAATCTGTCTCTCATCATATCTGAAGCTTGATAGTCATCATCTCTACCAGCTCCACTAGAAGGTTGTGCAGCAGCGGCAGCTTTTTGTTTTTCTTCAGCAGCTTTATTTAATTCTTCAGTAAGTTTTTTTCTTTCAGTATCAGTCATAGCTTCAAGATAACCTGAAGTCTCGTAAGTAGTTGTTTTTCCGGTGTCAGGGCTTGTGTATTTAAATCCTTTACCTGCAGTTCCTCCATATTTTTCAGATAATTCTTTTGCCCTAGCTGCACCAAATGCTGCTGTAGTAGCTTTATCCATACGTTTTTGAGCACCGTAATGTTCTGTTAAGTTTTCAATATTTAATTTAGATGTAGCTCCAGCTGCAAGCTGATCACCATCAATCATAAAGCCAGGAATCCAACTCAAGTCATTAGACTTAATAAACCCATCAAGTTTACCTTTAAGTGTTGCAGCTTCTTCAGTTGCACCAATACTTTCAAGTATTTTTACATTAGCTGCAATTTGAGCTGCAGTTCCAGCTTGACCTAAGACTCCAAATATTCCACCCCCAAATACCCTATTAACTAAAGCTCCAAAAGTACCTGATTCTGGACCCTCTAAAGCTTTAGTTGAACTGTCTAAAATACTTTGCACATCAGTATAATTGTAGCTATCCATCCAAGCATTAGGATCTGCTGTAGTTTTATCCTCATCTTTACTACTACCATCACCTCCTACTCTAGGAGTAGGTGCTGGCATTTCACACATTTTAGTTTCTGGATTATAAACCATACCTCTAGCTGCACAAGTTTGTGGAGTTTCTGCAGTAGGAGCTGGTGCAGGAGTTGGAGCTGTAGTAATTGGTGCTGGTGGTTGCTCAAAGCTAAACTCACCAGTGTATCTACCACCACCAGGTCTTCCTGGAGTAGTAATGGCTTCTTCTACACTTACACCCTCTGGTGGCTTATAAAAACTAAAGTCAGCACCGTTAGCTGCACCAGCAACCATGCCACCTTGGTTCATCATAATGTTATTAATCTCTTGCATCTCTTCTGGAGTAAGATCACCACCCATAGCCATTTGTCGTGGTTGTGGGGCCATAGGTGCAGGTGGTGGACTGTATGGTGTGGGAGCTTGAGGCATAGGGGGTTGCATCTGTTGAGGTTGCTGCATCATAGGGGCGGCTTTAGGCCCACCGACAGGAACAGGCTCACCACCTATTCTACCAGTAGCTTCCATCTTTTGCAAGCCATTTTTTGCTTTATCACGAAGATCTTCAAAATGTTTTACACCAAGGTATCTTACGACATCAGCAGGTACCACATACTCACCTTCAGATAGTTGAGCAGGTATATCATCTCGTACTTCTTTAGCCATAGAACCATTAGGTACTTCATTACCTGACACTGGGTCTCGCTTCATGCCATCGTCTTTTAGTCCACCTTGTTGCATAAAGGCCATTTCCATTTGTTCGTTCATTGCTACGCCCCCTTTGGCAAACTGTCTTGGTTGTTCTATTTTGTATTTATCAATTAACTCTGAGATGTCTAAGATTGTACCTTTGTTGCCAGCATCAAATATTTTAGCGCTAGCTTCAACTATAGCATTTGGATTTCCTGCATCTATTGCGGCCTGTAAAGCAGCACCCTCATCAATTTCAGTGAAGTCTGGTTCATTCATCATTCCAAAGGGATCACCATCCTGTACATCAGCTTTACTAAGATATGGTAACTCAACATCTCTATGTACTACCACAGGATAATTATCTTCAAGTTCTTTTAAAGATTTGTTTAAGTCAGTGACATAAGTCCTGTAAAACCTATCACCTTTATCTTTTTTAAGTTCTCTGCCTCTAGCTAAAGCAATACGACTTGCTGGTGGAATAACGATTTTATCTACACCTTGCTGTGCTGCCTTAGCTATAAGGACTTTAAGTGCTTCATCTACAGCTTGCTTATTTTTTCGTATTGGTGGTAGTCCTACGCTTAAGGTGCCTTCAGATCCAGCATCCTCGTATTTTTCTCTTAGTCTTTGTAAGTCGTTTAGGTCTAATTCTTTACTGAGGCCTTTTTCTTTTATCTTTTTTAGTAGTACCTTATTATAATCATCTATAAAATCCTCATATTTATGCATTAGAATTTCATGATCAATCTCACTACCCTTTACAGACTCATAAAAAGTATCTAAAAAATTTTCAAAAGTAGGATCGTCTAAGTCTAAAGATATATTGGTATAAGTTTTCCCACCTGATGCATTATTAACTACAGAAACACCTGGAACTTTACGTTTTAGTCTACTAAGAATACCCCAAATCTCATCAGAATTTGTATTTTGACTTTTGATATAGTCTTTAAGTTCTTCAAAGGTTGTGTAACCTCTATCTGAAATCTTATTAGTAAAAGCAGCTTCTGTTTCAGGGCTAAAAAATGGGTTAGAGTTAAATGATTCTAGCTGGATAGGAAGTTCAGGAGAATATATCCCTTCTTCATCTAACTCTTTAAAAATCTTTTGGACGTCAGTAGAAATATCTCCATAAGCCTCTTGATAACTTACAGGATTATCAGCATTATACTTTTCAATGGCCTTAGAGAAAGCTGCGTCAAAAGGACTTTTAGGTTTTACATAACCCTTAGTAAGAAGATCAGATTGAATTTCTTCTACAAGTAAAAAGTTATCATCATCAATTATGGTATCAAAGGCTACTAGGTCTCTGTCAGGTAGGGGGTTGCTATTTAAAATAGATCCCCTAACATGAACTAAGGTTTCATCTTGATAATGTTGAGAATGAGCTTTAAATTTCTTGCCAGGGTATCCAATAGTTACATCTAAAGGTATATCAAAGTAATCAATTTCAGTTCCACCTACAAAACCTGCATCTTTTCCTTGTCGTTGATACCGTTCAAATTGTTTTATTCTTGCGGGAGAAATATTTGCAACTGACCTAAAAGTTCCTTTGGTGTTTGCATTTACACCTAAAGCTCTAAGTAACTCATCTTTAGTGTACCTTCTAGAAGGTTCTATAACACTTTCTTGCAAAGAAGTTTCTGGAATAGATGGATTCTTTTTTACTCGGTTTAAAAACTCTGAACCTAATAAACCTTTTTTAGGAATATCTAAAGTCTCTGCAAACTCTACAATAGGTTCTCTAAAGATTAAAAGGCCCATATTATAAATGTCTAAAACTTCATCAGGAATAGACGTAAAGTTATCACCAAGTTCTTGTTGTAACAATCTTGCAGTATTAGGATAAGTTTCAGTAGCCATTAAATTTTTTGAAAGTAATGGGGATGATAAAGGAGTCTCACGTT